TCTTGACCGAGATGTGGCGATGATGTGTGAGCCACCCGTGGTCACATACAACGACTTCACGCTGGGCAACTGGCCTGCGTCCATCGTGGCACGGCATACGTTCGAGAGCCCGACAAGCATGGTGCCCAGTGAATGGGCAATTAAGGAGACAGCATGCATATCTTGACGATCAAGCCACGTGGCCGTGGTAATTGGCGCACATCTGAACTGCGCGGGGCAGGCGATCTAATCCGCGTTGGTGACACGATCAACATCAACGGGCGCATGTATCGCGTCATCAGCATTCGTAAAGAGGCCCTGTTATGACCGAAGCCGATTTCCCCTTCGCCGCACTCCTCATCCTGACATTCTTCGCCGGCTTTGCGGCTGCTATCTGGCTCGCCATCGTATTTGATCAGGGTGCGCGAGAGATCGCGGAGAAGTCTGCCGAGGACAATCTACCTCATGGCGGTTGATTGGTGGCAAAATAAAGACGCAAAAGTAATAAGGAACGGCAATGTCATACAGTAAAGTAGTGAAGAATGTTGAAAAGAGAATGCCGCCTGCTGCTGGCAAAGGCCGAACTAAAGGTGCTCTTAACAAAACGACAAAGACGGCCAAGGAAGCGATCGCGCTTGCTGCAGAGAAACTGGGCGGTGCGGATCGCCTAGTCGCCTGGGCGCAGGAAGAGCCTCAAAACGAGCGCGTGTTCTGGGGCACGATCTATCCGAAGCTGTTGCCACTACAGGTGACAGGCGAAGGCGGCGGTGCTCTGAAGGTGCTTGTAAAGGACTACACTGGCCGCAAGAAGGATGCCGATGCCGCAGATTGAGTTTGCATACGCTCCGCAAGGCCCGACGCTCGAGCGCTATCTACTGAGCAAGGAACAGCGTACGTTCATTTGTGGCCCGCTTGGTTCATCGAAGACCAACGCGAGCTGCTGGAAGTCGTTCCGCGTCATGATCGACCAGGCACCCGATGCCAATGGTGTACGCAAGACGCGGATAGCTGCGATTCGTAATACATATCCGGACCTATTCGGCACCACGATCAAGGACTGGCTGGAGATGTTCGAAGGGCTGGGCCGCTTCGTGAAGGGCGGCTTGGAGCCGCCGACGCATCATTTGAATTTCGCGCTTGATGACGGTACGACCGTCGAAGCCGAGATGATCTTCCTGGCGCTCGATCGCGCAGAGCACGTCAAGAAGCTTCGAGGTCTCCAGCTTACGGCAGCATGGGTCAACGAGACGAAGGAAATCCCATTCGCTGTTGTGCAGATGCTAGACCTGCGCGTTGGCCGATATCCTCAGAGCGTTGAGCCGACTTGGTACGGCATCTTCGGTGATACGAACGCGCCTGACACCGATCACTGGTACTACCGATTGGCAGAAGAACAACGGCCCGAGGGTTGGTTGTTCCTCAAGCAGCCCGGCGGTCTGATCCGAGACAACAAGGATGCGCCGTGGCGCGAGAACCCTGCGGCTGAAAATATCCGAAATCTACCGAGTGGCTACTACCTCAAGGGCGCTCAGGGTAAGGACGAGGCTTGGATATTGGTCAACCTGGCCAACGAATACGGCTTCGTGAAAGATGGCAAGCCCGTCTATCCGGAGTACCGAGACAGCACGCATTGCCGCGAGTTCGAACTGGTTCAGAGCCTCGGGCTGCACATCGGCCTGGACTTCGGCCTGACACCAGCAGCGGTAATTGGGCAGCAAATGCCGAACGGGCAAATGCGCTGGCGCCGAGAGCTGGTGACAGAGGATACAGGCGTGATCCGCTTTGCCAACGAGCTAAAACTGTTCCTTGGGCAGCACTTTCCTGGCTGGCCCATTGCGAAGATTACGGGCGACCCGGCTGGCGATCAGAGGCAGTCCGGAGATAGCGAGGAAAGGACCGTATTCCAGCTTCTGAAGGCAAATGGCATTGAGGCAGACCCTGCGCCAACCAACGACTTCGCTTTGCGTACAGAGGCTGTCGCCGCAGCCCTGAGGCGCATGATCGACGGCGAGCCCGGCTTCCTGATCCATCCAGATTGCAAGACCACGCGCAAGGGTATGCAAGGAGGCTACATGTTCAAGCGTATAGCGGTGGCTGGCGATGACAGGTTCAGAGACGTACCGGACAAGAACCGCTTTTCTCACCCATGTGAGGCTGGCCAGTATCTCATGCTGGGCGCCGGCGGCCACTTGACCGTCATGCCTCCGCAGAAGGTGGTAACAGTCACTCCTATCCCGATGGCGTCAGTATGGGGTCGCAGATAGCACAAATCTGTTCACGCTGACAAGCAATAGATGTAAACTATCGATAATTGATTTTCGATAGGCTATAAAAATGCCACGACAGACCAACGAAGAGCGCTTGCTCGATGTCCATGACCGGGCTATGCGTGAGTTCGACCGTGTTCAGGCATCACTACGCAACGAGCGCATGCAGTGCGTTGCGGACAGGCGCTTCTACTCCATTGCGGGCGCTCAGTGGGAAGGGCCACTACAGGAACAGTTCGAGAACAAGCCTAGGTTCGAAGTCAACAAGATTCACCTGGCGGTTATCCGCATCTTCAACGAGTACCGCAATAACCGTGTGACCGTGGATTACGTGCCGAAGGACGGCACGCAGGATGACCAACTGGCCGACACCTGCGATGGGCTGTACCGAGCTGACGAGCAGGACAGCTGCGCCGAGGAAGCCTATGACAACGCTTTCGAGGAGGCAGTAGGCGGCGGCTTCGGCGCATGGCGCCTGCGGGCCTGCTACGAGGACGAAGAGAGCGAGGACGACGACCAGCAGCGCATCCGGATTGAACCGATCCCGGATGCTGATAGTTCCGTTTACTTCGACCTGGATGCGAAGCGCCAGGACAAGCGAGATGCGAAGCGATGCTGGGTGCTATCGAGCTACACGGCGCATGGCTACAAAGAAGAATTTGGCGAAGACCCAACCACGTGGCCGAAAGCGGTCTACCGTCGAGAGTTTGATTGGGTCACACCTGATATGGTCTACGTGGCCGAATACTACGAGGTGGAGGCGAAGCCGGAAATGCTGCATGTGTTCCGCGGAATCGCCCTCGATGACAGTGAGCCGAACGAGAAGAAGTATTGGGACTCTGAACTCGAAGAGGATCCATCCATTGAGCGGACGCTGATCGCAACCGGCTTCCAGAAGGTTCGTCAGAAGCGCATCACCCGCCGCAAGGTGCGCAAATACCTGATGAACGGCGCTCGCGTGTTGGAAGACTGCGGCTACATCGCCGGCCGCAATATCCCGATTGTTCCCGTCTACGGCAAGCGCTGGTTCGTTGACAACGTGGAGCGCTGCATGGGCCATGTTCGCCTGGCGCGTGATCCGCAGATGCTGAAGAACATGCTTGTATCGATGCTGGCCGAGATTGCTACCTTCTCGCCTGTAGAAAAGCCGATCGTCACGCCAGAGCAACTTGCCGGTCATCAGCAGATGTGGGCTGATGATTCTGTCAAGCGTTACCCTGTCTTATTGCTCAATTCGGTTAAGGATGCAACCGGACAAATCGTGCAGAATGGTCCAGTTGGATACACCAAGGCACCCAGCGTTCCACCAGCGCTGGCAGGCCTTCTGCAACTCACCGAAGACGACCTGCAGGACCTGCTCGGAAATCAGCAAGCCGGCGAGCAGGTTCAGTCGAACATCAGCGGTAAGCTGATGGAGCTGGTGCAAACGCGCCTGGACATGCAAGTGTTCATCTACATGTCGAACTTCGCCAAGGCCATGCGCCGGTGCGGAGAGATATGGCTATCAATGGCACGGGATATCTACGTTGAAGAAGGTCGCAAGATGAAGACCATCGGGCCAGATGGTGCGTCCGGTCAGGTTCAGTTGCTGCGGCCAATGATCGACAAGGAGACCGGCGGACAAGTGACGGATAACGATCTGTCCAAAGCTGCGTTTGATGTCACCTCAGAGGTTGGCCCGTCCTCGTCTAGCAAGCGTGATGCGACTGTGCAGAAGCTGATTGGGATGCTCCAGGTGACGAGTGATCCGGATGCGCAGAAGGTGCTCAATAACCTAGCACTGATGAACATGGAAGGTGAAGGCATGAGCGACGTACGCGCGTATTTCCGCCGTCAACTCGTGCAGATGGGCGCGATCAAGCCGACCGATGAAGAGGCTAAGGAGATGGAGGCAGCAGCTGCGAATCAGCCGCCCGATCCGAATGCAATGTATCTCCAAGCTGCGGCACAAAACCAGTTGGCAGATGCTGCAAATAAGCAGGCGAATACCGAACTTACGCACGCCAAGATTGGGCAGACAAACGCAGACACAATCACGAAGCTTGCGGGCGTCCAGCAGGACCAGGCACAGCACGCGCTGGCAGTCGTGCAGCACGTCGACAACCAGCAGTTGCAGCGTGAGCAGATGGCACAGCAGCCCCAGCATCAACCGGCAGGACAATGAGATAAACGGTATAAATCATATAAACTATTGATATTGATTTTTGGATAGTTTCTGTCTATTATTTAAGCGCCTCCAAATAGCGGAGAGATTGAAGGAAAAAGATGAGCGAACAGGCCGAAGTCGAACATGCGGAAGTCGAACAGGAGCAGGCCGAGGAATCTGATCTCGAGCAGTCTTCGGAAGGTGCGCAGCAAGCAGCTCAACAGGATGAGCCAAGCGGCTTAGTCATTACTCTGGGTGACGATGAGCCGCAGCAGGAGGAAGAACAGGCCCGAGCTCCTGAATGGGTGCGAGAACTGCGTAAGGCAAATCGCGAAAAGGACCGGCGCATTCGCGAACTGGAACAGGAAAAGGCAAGTCGTGAGGCTGCCAATGCTCCAGGGGCCATCAAGGTTGGCGAGAAGCCGACGCTGGAAGGCTGCGAATACGACCCCGAGCGTTTCGAATCGGATCTGACGGCCTGGCACGAGCGCAAGCGTCAAGCTGACGAACAAGCCGCCGCACAGCGCAAGGAACAGGAGTCAGCACAAGCAGCATGGCAGCAGCGTGTATCGGCCTATAACACGGCCAAAGCCGCCTTACCTGTCGATGATTACGATGACTCGGAAGGCGCTGTGACTGGTGCGCTCGATCAGGTCAAGCAAGCGATCTTGCTGAAGGCAGCTAAAAAGCCTGAGAAGCTGATTTACGCGCTTGGCAAGAGTCAAACGAAGCTGAAGGAACTTGCCGCCATCACCGACCCGATCGAATTTGCCGGTGAGGTTGCACGACTGGAGACGACTATGAAGGAAACGCAGCGCAAGGCACCTCCCCCGGCCGAGAAGGTAATTCAAGGTTCTGGTGGTACGCGCGTATCGACTGATTCGACGTTGGATAAGCTGCGCGAAGAAGCGCTGCGCACTGGCGATCTGTCGAAAGTCATGGCTTATAAGGCGTCCAAGCGCGCCGCGTAATACGAATACCGAAGGTTTCGCCAGCCTTAAATCGGCAGTGTAGTACCAGATTATTGGTCGCCATCCAGCCCTTCAAGTGGATGAGTTCAAGCCAGCGAAAGCTGATTTTTTCTCATTCATTTAAGGACTCATCATGGCGAATAGCTTTGCCAAGGAAGAGATCGTAGCGTTTGAAAACGTGCTGGAGAAGTTCAACGACCAGCTTGTCCTGTCGCGCAACGTCTCGAAGTACAACACCGATTCTGTCATCATGGAACGTGCTGGTGACATCATCTGGCGCCCGCAGCCGTACATCGCCCAGTCGTTTGACGGCACCGATGCCACCTCCCATTTCGTCAATGCTACCCAGTTGGTCGTGCCAGCGACGCTGGGCTTTCAAAAGCACTCGACCGCTATCCTGAGCGCGACCGAACTGCGTGACATGCTGCAAGAAGGCCGTCTTGGTCAAGCAGCTGCGCAGAAGCTTGCCAGCGACATCAACGTGGCTGTCATGAACACCGCCGCCAACTCGGGCACGTTGGTGGTCAAACGAACGAGTGCCGCAAGCGGTTTCGATGACGTCGCGCAGTGTGAAGCCATCTTCAACGAACAAGGCGTGCAGTCGTTTGATCGCTATCTGGCACTGTCGACCCGCGACTACAACGGCATGGCAAGCAACCTGGCTGGCCGTCAGACCATGAACCAGAAGCCGACGAATGCCTACGAAAAGGCCTACGTCGGCACTGTGGCATCGTTCGACACCTACAAGCTGGACTACGCCAATC